GTTCTGTTGAACATCTTAAAACCGTTAGGAGCATCAGTTTTGATGAAGAAGTTGTCTGGGTCTGTCAGGAAGTGGTTAACCACCGCACCGTCAGGAATCATACCCATAGACTTAGTCGCATTGATGTCGTTATCGGCAGTACCGGGACGCAAGTTAGAGTTGATTACCCGCTCTGCAATGAATTGCAGCTCTTTAGGAATAATCATCTTCATACCACGAACCGCAATCTTAAGACCACGCTCATCCGTTAGACCCGCGATGTTAATGAGCATTTGCTCAAGAGACGTCTCGTTAAGGTCGGCTGGAGTAGCCAAAAGGTTAGCTTGGTTGCCAGACAATGAAGGGTGAGATGCAGAACAAAGTGCCGCACCATCGCCTACAGGCACTGCTGCATTGAACGCATTGTTCAAGACTGAAGCAGCTTTAATCTGCTTAGTTTGAGACATTGAGCGTGCAAGAGCGCGTGTATAGCGGGCTGCAAGACGATCGTAAAGATTGTCCTCAACCGCTTCTTCCGTAATGCTGAATGCCAAAGCGATGGTCTCGTGAGTGTAACGTGCAGTAAATGTTTCCTGCGCGTCATCAAACGAAATGGCATTACCCTCATTTTTAACGGGGGCCGTGCCAAATCCTGACAGCATCACCTCTTCTTCAAATGCACGATCAGAAGACTCTTCGTCGAAGATTTCTGCGTGCTCGTTTTCATAACGATCGTACTCTAAACCGAACAAAGCATTTAGTCCGGGTTCCAGCTCTTTCGCTAGTTGTGCGCGAGATATAGCCATGATTTAGCCCTCTTAAATGCCTGTGGTTATGGCAGTGGTTTGTGAAGCAAAACCACCGGCGTTAGCGTTAGCGTGAGCATTTAGACGCACAATCATCGGGATACCCGCTGCCGTGTAATCGCTATTTGCTTCATCGTCAACAATTCCAACAACTCTCAACGGTAACGTCGCTGCAGTAGCTACAGATGCCACGTTAAACTGAGAATTGGAGTTTCCATTAGCCGTAGTACCTGTTCGGGCAGAAGTGCCCAAAGAAGCGTTACTGAAAACGGCAGATAGAGCAGTTGCTCTGTTTGTAAAAGTTGCATCGGTAGAAACTTGGAACAATTGGTTCGGATTATCTGCTACGAAAGCTTTAACAGGATAGTTAGTATCCACGCTGACGCTACCAGAACCGGGCCAATAGTTAATCCATATAGGCTTCTTTGAAACCGAATCAACATACTCAACACCCATTAGGACTCCCAATGCGACGACAGTGCCGCCTGCTGTATCCCCTGCTTGGTCTATAGTACCGGCCGATGTAGGGACACAAATACTATACTGGAATATAGCATTGGTGTTGTTAGAGGCAATTTCATACTGGGTAACACCCGTAGTATTTGCACCGCTACCAACAAGTCCAATAGGGCGAAGACCATAGGCAGTTGCTTGATTTGCCATGATTTATTTCTCCTAAAGGGGCGGCTTAATTTTTTCTAGAGCCACCAAAAGTTACACGAGATTGACGATCGGGTTTATTGATCGCCATGCTTGAATGGGCATTTTCTCGCATCATGTCGTGATCGACAGCATCCATAAGATCTTGCGTTTTTCCGGCATAGTGGTCGGATCTTTCCGCTAAGGTTTCTATTGGAATGCGTGCGAGTAAAAGTCCTCCAACGCCAAACACACCTTCATATTTGCCTGAATCTACTACCGGTGCTTCAAAATCAGGGTACTCGTCGGATCTTACCAACTCATATCCTTCTCTCATACGGGCAGAAATGTTCTTGCGGTCGTCAAAACCACGAACTTCTGTACGTATCCACCGGTGCTTGTACCCTTCGGGTGCAGGCGGTGCATCTAACATGGATGGGGGTGCCCAAGGCTTTCGCCGCTGTTCTTTCCCCCTGCTGTCTTTAGCGCGAGAAGAGCGATCAATACCTTCAAAACCTAATTTCTTGTCAGTCATTGTCGTCTCCTATTTGACATATTTCGCGTATTCTTCGAGTGGCACACCTAATTTCTTCGCAATAGCGACTTGGCTTGGTGTGAGTTTTACCTTAGTGGTGCGTCCAGTTCTACCCGTGGAACCACGGGCGCTTCCGGCTACATTTTGTACAGGACGTTTGCCGGTAGAGTCTTTAAATTTATGCGGAAATTCTTTCCGTATGCGATTGTCTAGCTCACTATAATACTCATTGCTTGTGGGGTCAAATCCTTCGTCTTCCACTAAACGCTTATGTAGACCAAATGCCGCAAACGTCATGGCTTCATCGGAACCAAACCAATCGTTTCGATTGGCCCAATTTTCGGCTTTAGGGTCCGGAGCCTTTGGGGCTTGTTGGGGCGCTTGTTGAGCTTGTTGCCGGTGGTACTGCTCCGCTTGTTGCTGTTCTTTTAAAGAACGCTCTTGAGCTTGTTTAGTGGTTTCGTACCGATCTGAAGCCACCGCCAACTGAGTCATCTTTCTTTGAGCGGCCACGGTAGCGTCTGAATCACCCATCTCAACGGCACGTTTTAACTCAGATTCAACCTGTTGCTGCTCCATGCTCAAACGGCTGCCATACTCCGTCATGTAGCCTTGGTCTAAAGCTTTCATACGGGTTCGTATTTTTTCCGATTCGCTCTGCACGCCTTGAGCATACTTAACGGCTTCTTCACGCTGCCGTTCCGCTTCACGCATTTTCTTAGTTAAGCGGTCAATTCGCTTTTTAACGCCCGCGCTATACTCTTGGTGCTCATCGTCCTCATCTACGTTATTAGTAGAATCGGAGTCTAATTCATTGCTATCGTCTTCTTTTTTAGAAGATTTAAGCTCTATCTCCGTTTCTTCACTGTCCGAAACGTCTAAATCTACAGACCCTTCGTCCTCTTCAATTTCATACTGTACGTCAGCCATGTTTATCTCCTATTAAAAACTGATGATATCTTCCGGATCAGAAATAGTTGCTAGTATCTCGTCATCGTTAAGAATGCGTACCTCCCCTCCGTCAATACGGAAACGAGAACCCGCGTAGCGAGCAAAAATTACCCAATCTTTCTCTTGGCACCAATCGCCTTCGGGAAATTTGTCTTTGTCTTTGTACGCTAAAGGTCCTTTCTTCAAGACATATCCAACTACAGTTTGGACTTGGCCATCCTCTAACACTTTGTCCGGTATATAAATTCCACCGTCCGTCTTAGATTTGCCTCGATAAGGTAGTATCAACAGTCTCCAACCGCTGGGGTCAGGCAACTTTTCTAGGAGGGGCGCGTCAGCCTTTGTGGGGTCTAAAACTTTAGACTTAGGCTCGACGTACATGCTTTCGACAGATGTTTCACGTGAAACATCCTTTTTGTTTTTAGCAGGCTTTTTTTCAGCAGCTTCTTTTTCAAGCTGTTGCGCTAAGTAACCGGGTACTTCAATCATTCAACTGCTCCTGTTGTTCTAGCAGGAAGGAGAGTTCCTGAGCTATATGATTCAATGCGTTTAGCTCACCCATCAAAGTAGCGTACTGCTCCATGGTGGCTATACCGTTGCTTTCTAAAATATCTAAGACATTACTTCTGCGTTCTTTAATAGTTTTTTGAACGAACTGCACCACAACCAAATCATCCATGAATCCTCCCATGATTTTATCTGATATAGTTGCAGTGAATCTTATACTAGTTTTCTAGAAAAGGCTAATAGATACCCTGAAACCTTTGGGGTCTCAGGATGATGGGGCTGAACCGTTTTACAAATCCGCCATTAGCCATTTTCTTTGGTTTACTTTTGCCCGCATTAGACAACGAAATAGCAACCGCCTGTTTTTGTGGAAAACCTTCCCCACGTAACTTGCGTACATTATTACTTATTGTCTTCGAGCTAGAACCACGCATTATCGGCATGATATATCCCTAACAAATAGTAAAATCGCCACCGCGCAACATTGCGCCCATACCCCGGCTAGTTCCGGTCGTAACCGTACCCTTAGCCGTGTCGGGTGTTTTTTCTGCCGTAGCTTTAGCGTACGGGATGCGGCCTTGATCTTTTATGTCCGCATAGTTTGTGGCTTTAGGGGCTTTGCCCGGAGCAGTTCCGTTACATCTTACAGTGCGCATAATTAATTTCCTCGTTGTTGCTCTCGTTGCGCTTGTATGCGCAAGAGTTCGCGTTGATTAGTGGCTTCAATTCGCCTTTCGCTAGTCTCTTCTTGGCTGGCCAAGCGTTCGTTAAACTGCCGTGAACGTTCTTTCAAGGTTGCCGCTTGCAGGTCTAACTTGCGCTGTCCCTCGGATATATCTGCGACAGTGCCCTGTTCTTTTATCTGTAGCTCTTTCTCTTTCAGCGCCAGTAGTGGATCCGGACCTTGGCCCTCGCCACCCATAATGCTCTGGCTCATCTGACGAAGCGTCTGCATTTCTTGAGCAATAATCTGTGCAATTAAAGTTTCAACGTCAAGCATTTGATCTTCTGTAACTTCTTGACCTTGGTTTTGCTGCAAGAACATCGCTGCGGCTTGCTCACGCGCCTTAAGCTTTACGTGCTGTAAAACGTGCTTTTGCAAAGCCATGGCCATTGCAGGCATTGCTTGCACCACGCCAGATGCCATAAAGGTCAAGTGCGCAGTTATATGCGCATCGTGGTCCTGACCTTCAAACGCTTTAAGCTCCATATCGTCCATAGCATCAATATGCTCTTGAGCCGGATCTTTGGGTAGAGGCTCGTCTGCGGTAGGCGCATTAAGAATCTTATCTATATTCCGCACGCCCAAAGCTTCATACATGCGACGGTACGCCTCATGCGTGTTATGAATCTGCGGGGCTTGCATAGCAAGCTCTAGCTGCGCTTGCGCAACCGCTATTCTCTGCGACTGAGAGAAAACGTTTGGATTAGAAACCGGTACCACGTCTACCCTGTCATCAAAGTCTTGGGCCATGATAGCTTGATCACCACCTTCTACCGAATAGGGGTATTCTTGCGGTAGGTCATTAGCTATAACTTGAGTCAAAAGCTTTAACTCTTGCCGTAACGCATAATGCATACGCTTATGCACCGCACTCATTACGCGAGTCCCTTGCTCAAGCATAGCCACCGTAGTGCCAACCGGAGCATTTTGGTTCCCGTCACCGACTTTTAAGTTAGTGATCGTAGCAAAACGCTGCCCGGCTTCTACTACAAAACCGAGCAAATTAAACAAAGTCTGATCCGGACCCTTAAACGGAAGCGGAATTAAACTATCTCGGATAGAACCGCCCGGTGCGTCCACATCCCTAAACTCTCCCGGCTGCAACGGCTCAGAATCGTCACGTATACGCATGCCCCGGGCCTTAAAGCCCGCAGGGAGGTTAGATAGTGTACCCGCGTCTATAAGCTGACGTAGGGCCGCTGTGGCTGTCCTAGAGAGTCCGCCGATAGTGTGGATAAGACCTAGTCCATAGAAACCAAGGCCCGGAAGAAACTTATAGTGAACGAAGTACTGGATTTTCTTGTAAGACTCGTCGTCTTCAATATAGTTACGACGAATCGCCAAAACCTTTCCGGTTTCTTCGCTAATAGTGACAATGTACGGAATCTTAATTCCCGTCTCTTCGCCATCCTCACCCATGTCTTCAAAACCCGGCAAGTCCAGCTCTACGTGGAATTCAAGCAACGTGCAGTCGTAGTTAATATAGGAGGGGTGTACCCCCTGTATATCGTCTATTTCATCATTAAGTTGAGACGACCCTTCTTGTCCGGGATTAATCGGAACATCTAAATAGAACCCGTAAACCTGCTTTTTACGCAAATCATTTGCAGAAATAGGCACTACGTGAGTAATAATCGGAGCAGTCTCCAGATTACTGGTCTCGTAAGGGACAACGAGGTTTTCGGCAGGCACGAAAGAACTTACCGCACGGCCCAAAGTCTCGTCATAATAAACCTTCTTGAAGGTAGAACCTGCCAAGGGGAGATAAAAAAGCATCTGGTCGAATTCGGGGGTGTACTCTTCCATCACGTTAGTGATGTAGTAGTTCATAAATTCTTGGACGCGACCCGCTTGGGCTTCTTTTTCTTTATCCGGAGCGCCTACAATAGCCGTACGGACCGGACCTTCGGGAGGCAAAAGCTCGTTAAAAGCTTGCGCTTGGAATTGAGTGGCGGATTCCGCTAAAAGAGGGTGAGTTACGCCAGTAGCGCCACGGAAAGGCAACGTACGCTCTTCGTATTTAAATCCTAGAAGATCTAAGCCTTTGGTATACGTGTCTTCCCAATCCTGACGAGACGCTCGGTTAGCGTCATATTGCCCAACCAAATCGTTTGAAATACGGCCCAACTCGCCGTCATCCATGTCCTCGGCAAGATTCCGATAGAAATCACCCTCGTCAACCATGTTTTCCGCAGTAGGGTCAAAATCAACCGTAGCGCCGCCTTCCTCGTCCAGCTCAATCTCAATGCCGTCGGGCATAATGTCCGAAGCAGAAAACATGCCGTTGGGAGAGGCTAAGTCCGCATCATCTTCAATCACCAAAAGCTCCGAATCGTCACTCATGCGATCCATTAAGGAGACTACCGGTTGATTTGGTTCTGCCATGTCCGTATCCTGTTTTTAATTTCCGCCGGGGTGACGAGAGTAATTTGTTGCGTTAACAATCCCTCTGGGATCGGTGGTCGTTGTTAGTGTTCTAGGGTCTAACCTAGAAAAGTAAAGATCCGGGCCTTCTTTAGGGCTTTCGGCCCTGCGCTTTTCCCTAGGACGATCCATAATGCGGTCAAGCTGATCCAAGATTTGTTGATCCACCATTCGGGTAAGATCCCGAGTTGTGTTCATAATGCCCGCGTTACGCAGTATCTTGCGGCCAACCGCATTGTTGCGGGTGTCCATAGCAATGTCTTCTCGACTGGCGTTATCAAACGTCCGGTCAAACTCCTCGCCCATAACTCCCATGGCGGTAGACGCTTCGCCACCATACTCGTTTCCGTAAAGAGCTGTGCCCAAGGCATGCGCCCTAGCATCTAATAACTCAGAGGAAGCCGGCATGTCCCTGCGATCCGTGGGCCGTGATTCGCGACTAAAGTCTGCTGAACCGGGACGCTCGGGGCTTTCAGGGTAACCGTATTCGCTGATCAACGTCTCTTCAAACGTAGGCCCTTCACCGTAATACTCTTCACGGTACTCGCTGCCCGGACGACCAGAGAAACGAATCTCGGATGTGTCCGCCATGTACTCGGGCACTTCACCAAACATCTTGTCTTTTGCGTAACTGGCCAGACCCGAGATGCCGCGGCCCACGGACTGGAAAAATCCGCCTCCTTGGTCGCCCGTATCTACGGCGGGACCGCCTTCTCTAAATCCGGGAATCTTAGTGGTATCTACGCCTACGTCCGAAAGAACTTGGCGAGTTCTAGCGGCGTCTAGGCCAAAAGAAGCGCCTATTTGGTCTAGGCTTAACCCTTGCGCAAGCCCCTGAGTAATTACTTGATTGGCCGTATTTAAGTCATAGCCCGCTTGGCTGCTTTGAGTAGGGTCGTACATCGATGCAAGGTTTTGCTGAATCGGAGCTGCCGCCGGCTGTATAAGCTGGTTGCCTACCGCAGTAGGTGAAGAGCCTAAAGACAAGATCCCTGCTCCGGTGGCGTAGGTGGTGGGGTCAATACCGACGTCCGTTAAAACCTGATTAGTTCTAGCTGCGTCTAGGCCAAAAGAAGCGCCTATTTGATCCAAGCTCAAACCTTGTCTAGCGCCCTCGTCCAAAACTCGGTACGCCGATTCAAGGTTAGTGTAGGCCCCTTGTCCGGTAGCCGCTCCCGGGGTGTAGAAATCGGTTAGGTTGGTAGTGACCGGAGAACCGGTTCCCGCTAAAGGAAAGTTTCCGGCAACTACCGCCGCGTCAACATCCGCCGCATTTAGCACACCACCCGGATCTAATAAGCCACTTCCGCCTTGAGATATAACCGGATTGATAGAGTTCACTACTTGTTCGGAAGTTAACCCGCCCATAGAATTTGCATAGTCGGAGATACGCTGTCCGGCTATTTCGGTACTAGGAGAGCCTAAGTAAATAGCCTGTAAATCTTTTTGGACTTGTGTACGAGAATCCACAATATTGCCAGTTCCCGTAGTCCCAAGAACTTGATCCGTGGTCAGCGTACCGGCGGGCGTGACAAAGTTATTGCCCGTAGTGTTAAGTATGCTTCCCGTAGCATTACCGGCAGGAAGGCCCGCCGCCGCCGCCTGCTCCGCAGACAAACCAACTGTCGTGCCGCCAAGACCACTGCCCATAATGTTCATGCCAGTAGACGGGAAGACCGACGTGATATCCATCTCGCCAGATGACGCGAGGGCCGCGTCCCCCATAGTAATGCCCGTAGTAGGCTCGCCACTGGGCAAGAATCCTTTAGTCACAACAGGGACGGGGCGGTTCAAGATGCGGTCGTAGAACGTCACGGCCCGCGGTCCTTCCAACTCGTACGCTCGGCGTTGTTCAATATCGTAAGGATTGTAAGGCAGGTACTGACTAAGCTGGGCCTCGTTCATCATAGGACGGCCAGCTACTTGCACGTCAGCAAGGGTGTACTGATTCGGGAGAGCATACGTTTGCCCTTGGCCAGAACGGCTCGACTCTAAAGTCACGACTCCCGAGCCGTCTCCGTCACCACCTAAACTTTCGCCCCCGGTAAGTCCAGACTGGGCTATGCTGCGATAGTTGGCCTCGTTGAGCCTAGTCATGGCGTTACGGTAAAGATCTTCCGGAACGTCGTTATCCAGCATGAACGTAGAAATAGCCTGCGCCGCATAGTCTAGATCTTCCCGAGCGTACTCTTCTTTGATCCGATCAATCTCGGCCATTACTTCGTCAAGTGTTAACGCCATGTTTACCTTCCTCAACCATAATACGCGGGCCGCATATTTGCAGGATCTTCCGCTTGTTCCCAATCGTCCGTAGGCAACTGTACAAAGTTACCTTGACGATAACGCATCAGTGCTTGAGTGGTACTGTCTACCAAGTCGTCGTGTTCCCCATGCGGAAACGCAGCACACTCTTCAATTAATTCTTGTGCCCATTGCTCGTCCGGCACCCAGATCATTCCAGCCTCCAGAAGCGGAGCGATAGAATGCACCCTAGTTACCTTATCATTGCCACGGGACGGCGTAAAGTTTACCACAGGGATTCCCATATTGCGCAATTCTTGTGTCAAAGGAGTACCCGAAGCCTTTGCCTCAATTATTACCGTTTCGGGGTCCCAATACTTATACTGCTCCAAAGCCATAGCCTTAAGCTCCGGAAAATCCCAGCGACCCTTCTTAGACTCCAACAAAATCAAATTAGGCTGGGGACCCTCCTCCGGGTAGAAAACTCCCCACGTCGTTATCGCACTGTAGTCCGCCGTCTCCCTTTTACTAAACGCCGTATCGTAACTTTGGATAACATACTCCAAACGAGGAATCTTAGGCTCCTCCCAAACTTTCCACCACTCCCTTTTCAAGATTGCGCTCGTGTCACCCGTAGGCTGCTGCTGATACTGCGCATTCCACTTACTAGGAGGAATCGACGCTTTTACCGCGATTAGATCGTCCACAGACCAATATTCTGGCCAAACAGGGTCCCCAGAAGGCAGCTCCATAGGAAACTCAACCACTTCCCACTGGTCCGCCAAAGGATCCTTTGCCATCTGGCGCATCAACTGCCCCGTCAAATCTTTTTCAGACCAACGAGTCATGACCAGAACTATTGCCCCTCCCGGCTGGAGGCGCTGTCTCGGTCCGCCCGTGTACCAGTCCCACGCGTCATCGAATCCAGAGTGCGACATAGCGGTCTGCTCAGAGTGAGGGTCGTCAATAATACATAAATCAGCACCGCGACCAGCGAGGTTACTGCCAACACCAACAGCATAGTACATGCCACCGCGAGAAGTATCCCATCGACCACTAGCCTTAGAGTCCGCCGCAAGCTTAGCTTCTGGAAAAATTGACGCATAATCTTCCCTCTCAATCAAATTCTTAACCTTTCTGCCGAAACCAACCGCAAGCTCCGTGGTGTGCGTAGCCTGAATGATCTTCATCGCAGGGTTCCTTCCAACCATCCATGCCGGAAACAAGAAACTGGCGAATTCGCTCTTGGTATGACGAGGCGGCATGTTGACAATCAAGCGCTTTAGCTCGCCATTGGCCACCGCTTCAAGCTTCTCGGAAATAATCTTGTGGTGCTTTCCCGCAATAAACTCAGGCCACAGGGTTTTGACAAAAGTCAGGAAGCTTGTTTGGCAATGCTCAACACGCTCTAGCTGCGCTAAACGAAGTTCTAGCTTTAAACGGCGCTCATCGGCCTCGTCCAGTGCATCGGGTAGGTTATCTGACATCGTCTATGTCCATTGGATCAAGAAAGAGTGGCGTCCGGGGTCCCACATACGCACCAAGGACGTTGTAATCAATGTATTCCGCAGCTTCTTCGTGGGTCATGACGGAGTCTACCAAGATATTGACACACTTTTCGAGGTCATATACTGCAATATCGTCGTCCCCGGCCCGCGAGCCTACGCCAATAAAGGCTTTGTCAAAGCCGTCCGCTAATGCCGCCCTTGTCTCTCCACCGAGAGATGTACTTGATGATAGCCCCCTCACAGAACTGCATCTCATTCGCGAGGATGTATTCAATAGGTTGAATCTTCATTTTTTGGTAGTGATTGCCTGCTACTTGATAGTCTGTAGATTTCAATGTAATTCCTCTTTTTGAGTGTCGTATTCCAAAGCAAACATTTTTTCAAGATTGTGGTAGTCTCTTAACTGCATAGATCCTCCGATAAAACAGACCACGCCTTGGCGGCAGTTTTGGGTACTACTCCGTTTCCGAGAAGTCTAATTCGGTCCAACCGGTCGGCACACCCATCAACCACTCGACCCAGTCGGGGTTCAGGTGGCCAGCTCCCGATATATGTTGAATCGCATCTATAAGGCTGTTGGTCATCGGGTTGCGTCCTTTTAGTAAAAGTGTCTCTGGCTTCACTGGGCCTTTGTAATCCGAAGTCCTCGG